GCTTTAATTGGGCTTCAGTTTTCACTAAAGGTTCTACTACAGTTAAAGCGTTTGCCGAGTTACCAAACAAAAATAACATTGTTACTGCTATTATTGTCCAGTCACGAACCAAATCGCTAAACTGTTGTTTTATATTCTCCATTGGCATTTCCTCCTATAGAGATAACGAACTACAATCATAACATTAATATATAGACAATGTCAACCTAGTTAACTAAAATAGTTAAACATATTTGAGGCACTAGACCGCTAAATAAAAGTTTGATACACTAGGACTTCATCTAAAAATTATACCGCAAGGCGGAGAAAAGGTCGTATAAAAAAATGTCACAAACTATTGCAAATCCTTATGAGAACTTTATTGCTTTATCCAGATATGCAAAATGGGTAGAAGCGGAAGGTCGTAGAGAAACATGGGGAGAAACAGTAGATAGATATTTTTCTTTTATGACCAACCATTTAAAAGAAAACCATAATTATATTCCAAATGAGAAGCTTGTTGCGGAATTAAAAGAGTTTGTATTTAAAAGAAATGTAATGCCATCTATGAGATCAGTCATGACTTCTGGAGCCGCATTAGAAAGAGACAACGTTGCTGGATACAACTGTGCATTTTTACCAGTTGATTCTCCAAGATCGTTTGACGAAACAATGTATGTTCTTATGTGTGGAACAGGTGTTGGATTCTCAGTAGAATACAAGTACATTAATAAGCTTCCTGCCGTTCCAGAAAAACTAGAAAAATCAGATACTGTTATTGTGGTAGAAGATTCAAAACAGGGCTGGGCAAAAGCATACAGAGAACTTTTAGCACTGCTTTGGACTGGACATATTCCAGCAATTGATGTTTCAAAGGTCCGTCCAGCAGGAGCAAGACTTAAAACTATGGGCGGAAGATCATCTGGCCCACAGCCATTGGTAAACCTTTTTGACTTTACGATTGCAAAGTTTAAGAATGCAACAGGAAGAAATTTAAAGCCAATTGAATGTCATGACATTATGTGTAAGATTGGTGAAGTTGTTGTTGTAGGTGGAGTTCGTCGCTCTGCAATGATTTCTCTTTCTAATATTAACGATATTGAGATGGCTCAAGCAAAGTCAGGAAATTGGTGGGAGCAAAGCCCACAACGTGCATTATCAAACAACTCTGTTGCATATTCACGCAAGCCAGAGATGGAGCAATTTATTGCAGAATGGAAATCTCTTTATGACTCAAAGTCGGGAGAACGAGGTATATACAACGTGGCCGCAGCTCAAGCCCAAGCAGCCAAATTTGGAAGAAGAGATCCAGATATACACTACGGAACTAACCCATGCTCAGAAATTATTTTACGTCCTTACCAGTTTTGTAACCTTTCAGAAGTCGTATTACGTGAAAATGATACAAAGAAAGATATTCAGCGCAAAGTTGAGCTTGCAACAATTCTTGGAACGTGGCAATCAACACTGACAGACTTTAAGTATCTTCGCAAGATTTGGAAAGACAATACTGAAGAAGAAAGACTTCTTGGAGTTTCTCTTACTGGACAGTTCGGTCATAAGTTCATGTCTGGCAAAGAAGATTTAATTGCTCTTGAAGCATTTCTTATGACTTTACGTGAGAAGGCAAGAGAAGTAAATAGAGAAGAGTCTGGCAAGATTGGAATTCCTGAATCTGCAGCAATTACTTGCGTTAAGCCTTCAGGAACAGTGTCTCAATTGGTCGGTGTATCTTCAGGAATGCATCCATGGCATTCACCACATTATATTCGCACAGTTCGTGGTTCAAAGGGAGATCCCATTTCTACATTTTTGAAGGAAGTTGGAATCCCTGTAGAAGATGACGTAATGAAGCCAAACGATACATACGTGTTTTCGTTTCCAGTAAAAGCACCAGAAGGTGCAATTGTTAGAAATGATTTAACTGCAATTGATCACTTAAACATTTGGCTTGTTTATCAGCGAGCTTGGTGTGAGCATAAGCCTTCTATTACTGTTTCCGTAAAAGAAGATGAATGGATGGAAGTTGGAGCCTGGGTTTATAAAAACTTTGACGAAGTTTCTGGAATCTCTTTCCTTCCTCATTCAGAGCACACTTACAAGCAAGCTCCATACCAAGAAGTTGAAAAAGCAGAATACGATGCTCTTGTTGCAAAAATGCCAACTAGCATTAGATGGGAAGACCTATCATTTTATGAGACAGAAGATGGCACATCTACAAATGCCACGCTTGCTTGCAGTTCAGACGGAAACTGTGAACTTGTGGATATCTCGGCATAGTGGTAGAATTATAGTATTGGGTAAAACCAAAATTCATGGGCATCCCGCCCACGAGGAGATGATAAAATGGCTAAATTTGCAAAAGCAGATTTAAACAAAGATGGAAAGGTAACAATGCAAGAACAGATTCTAGCAGCGTTAGCAAGCTACGGAAGAGCATTTCTTTCAGCAGCGCTAGCCTTATACATGACAGGAAATACAAATCCCAAAGATTTATTACTTGGCGGAATCGCAGCCGTTGCGCCAGTGCTATTAAAGGCACTTAACCCAAATGACAAGAATTTCGGGTTTGTTAACAAAGCCTAAAAAATAGTCAATTAAGAATACTCCTGTGCTAAAATTAGTACAGGAGTATTCCTATTTAGGAGACTATGGCAAATGGCAGGACAAAAGAACTTTGAAGTAGATCAAAATGCTACATTTAGCTTTGTACTAGAATACAAAGATGATAATGGAAATGCAATTGATCTAACAGGCGCATCTGCAAAGATGCAAGTTCGTGATACAAAAGGTGGAGCAAAACTAGCTGTTACCTTAACATCACCTTCTGGTGGAATAGTAATTGACCAATTAAACGGAAAGTTAACTATCAAAATGACACCTACACAAACAAACAAACTCTTTTATCCTAAATCATCTTATGATTTAATGGTTGTCGATTCTAATGGGAACAAAATAAAACTCCTTGAGGGCTTTATGACGCTCAATAGATCGGTAACCATATAATGACAGAATCAATAGTCGTAACCGAAGTAATCAATGATGTAATAATCTCATCCCCAGGACCTCAAGGCCCTAGGGGTAAAACCATTTTAAGTGGCACGGGTGCACCATCAAATAACCTAGGGCTAGAAGGAGACTTCTACTATGATTCAGTTTTATCTAAATTCTATGGACCAAAGCTATCAGACCTAACTTGGCAAAATGCCAAGGTCATAACTCTTACAGCAAACACTCTATCGTACTCATGGGAATTGGCACAGCTAACTGGTCCAGTTGCTGGAATATATTCTTTATCAATAGAGCATAACTTGGGTTATCACCCAAACGTAACAATCAAATCAAGCGCAGGGGATATACTTGAAACAGGTATAGACTATAACGATATAAACAAAATTACACTGACTATGGCACAGCCATTTTCAGGGACAGCATATCTGTCATAAGGGGGAAAGACAATGTCAAAAAAGTTTTTAGTTAGTATTGACCTCAATAAAAATGAGTTACTCAATGCTAGAATTCAAAATTTAGGATCAGCACCAAGCAACCCAGTATCAGGTCAGGTTTACTACAATACTGGCGATAACATCATGTACTTCTGGAATGGCACAGAGTGGATTTCTACTTCTGGTTCATTAGAAGTTATTCAAGATGCAATCGGAGCATATGTAGAAGGTGGAGTAGGTCTTACAAGATCATATAACGACACCACTGGCGTAACAACAATAGATTTAGATAATACAGCAGTTACAGCAGGAACATATGGTTCAATTACCAAGGTTCCAACATTTACCGTTGATCAGCAAGGACGACTAACTGGAGCTAGCGAGGCCAACCTTGTTATTCCACTAGACACACAAACAACAGGTGACTATGTAGCAACAATTATTGGAACAGCCAACGAAATAACTGTAACTCCAAATAGCGGACACAATGCTGCAGTAACAATTGGTTTGCCAGACAACGTAGAAATATCTGGTAACTTGCAGGTCGGTGGAAACTTAAATGTTGTCGGAACAGTTAACTCTGTAAACACAACTCAGATTAATATTGAAGATAATAAGGTAAAGCTTAATAGCAACTTTACTGGAGCACCTACAACAGACGCAGGAATTCTAGTAGAGCGTGGGTCAGAAGCAGATGTTGAAATCCTATGGAATGAAACATCAGACAAATGGACACTTACAAATAATGGGTCTAACTACCACGCAATTGCAAGAAAATATGCAGAGGTTCTTTCAGCTACTTCTACAACACACCCAGTGCTACATAGATTAGGCACAACTGAAGTTACAGTTCAAATATTTGAAGCCGCATCTCCATTTGCACAGGTTGAAGCCGATGTAAAGATAACAGATGAAAATACTGTAACAATTGACTTTGCTGTTGCACCTACAGCAGGACAATACAAGGTAGTAGTAGTAGGATAATAAGATGTCTCGTCAAATGAAGGTTGCATTAAACCTGTTAACCATACAGGATGATCCAGCCAATGCTCGTGAGGGTGACATTTATTATAATGTCATTACTAAAAACTTGCGTATATTTAATGGAGCAGTTTGGATGGAGCTTACACCCCCAAGCGATGACCCAACCCCATTCTATGAGCATACACACGCATTTGACGGAAGGCTACATACAGTAGACGTTAGAAATCCAATTAGGTTTCAAAACTATAATGAAGTTGAAGGACCTGAACAGGCTTTGCCAATAGTTGCAGGTATAATAGGAGGAGGCCCAGAGGACGATTTGGTAGATCCAAATTATACTCAACTGACACTGTTTAGTGGCGGCGCTCCAGATTCAATACCAGAACCAGAAGAAGACAATACATTGCTAGAAGGAGGAGCTTCAACAGAACAAGACTCAACAGTTATTGATTTTGGAGGAGCATAAATAATGTCAACAAAAATTCTATTTAGAAGAGATACATCTATAAACTGGACAACAGTAAACCCAGTTTTACTTCCAGGTGAAATCGGTATTGAAACCGATACATATAAATTTAAAATAGGTAATGGTTCTAGATGGAACCAGCAATCATTTTATGCATTTAAAGTAGGCGCAGCTAATGGTGTTGCAACGCTTGGCGCAACTGGAAAAGTTCCAATTTCTCAATTGCCAGATTATGAGTCAGTTAATACTGAAGTACAGGCAGTAGTTGATGCAAAGTTTAGCACTCAATCAACAAGCAATTTATCAGAAGGATCTAACTTATACTTTACAAATGCAAGAGCGCTTGCTGCTAATGCATCAGCAATTTCTAATGCTGCCACCGCTGAATCGGTAGCAAGAAGCTCAGCAATTGCAGCAGCCAAAGCAGAAGCAATTGCAGCAGCAGAAACTTCATCGACATCAGCAATTGCAGCAGCTAGAGCAGGAATTTTAACAGAAGCTTATTCAGATGCTACAAACATAGCAGGATCACTTGTTACACAGGAAGCAGCAGCAAGATCTTTAGAAATAACTGCAGCAATAGAAGAAGAGGTGTCAGATAGAAATAGTGCAATAAATACTGCAATTTCTAATGAAATTATTAACAGAAATACTGCAATAAATTCTACGACTACAACTCAAATTGCAGAAGGAACTAATTTATACTTTACAGACGACAGAGCAAAAGCAGCTGTTGCATCAGATATTGCTACAGCCACAGCAAGCGTTTCTCTAACAGGCAAAACAACAAATCACCTTGCAGAAGGCACATTAAATAAATACTTTACAGATGCCAGAGCTTTATCTGCAACAAACTCAAAGTTTACACAAGCAACAATTTACACAAATACGGTAGCAGAAGAATTAAGAGCAGAAATTGCAGCAGCCTATGTAACAAATCCATCGTTATCTAACCAGCTAGGAGCATATGTTTCTGAAGGAGATAAAGATCAGCCAGGAGGATACGCTGGCTTAAACAATTCTTCTCAAATTTTAGAGTCAGTTATTCCATCAACAATTGCAAGAACGACAGACATTACAACAGCAATTGCAAATGTTGTTAATTTAGCCCCAGACTCACTAAATACTTTAGGTGAGCTTGCAACTGCTTTTCAGGCAGATCAAAGCGGTCTTGCAGCATTAGTAACTACAGTAGGAACAAAATTAGACTCATCCGTAGCTGCTACAACATATGCACCAAAAGCAAATCCAACCTTTACAGGAACAGTCGCTGGAATTACAAAGACTCACGTAGGCCTAGGAGATGTTGATAACACATCAGATATAAATAAGCCAATTTCAACGGCAGTAAATACCGCTCTAGATCTCAAGGCTCCATTAAATAGCCCTGTATTTACTGGGGCTATAGATTTTACTGGAGTGGATGTAACTGGATTAACAGCAATTGCAGGACTTCCAGATCAGACATCACATTCTAATAAATTTTTAATGACTAATGGCTCTAGCCCTAGCTGGGAAACTTTAGACGTTTCTGCTTTAGCACCATTAGAAAACCCAACATTCACAGGAACAGTTTCATTTACAAATGCCACTGTTAACTTTAGTGATTCTTCAATACCAAGCGCAGCATTAGAAGGCGTAATCCCAAATACTAAATTAGAAAAATCTTCTATCGGTATTAACGGAAACGTGGTTTATTTAGGAGACGTAGTAACACTTGGAGGATATTCAAATGCCGCCAGCCCTAATGCACAAAACAAAATATTGTATGGAACTTCTGTTGATGCGCCAGCTGGCACATACGTAGCAGGAGACATTTACATTCAATACTAAGAACGGAGAAATAATTGCCATTTAAAATTTTTGACGGGTCCTCTTGGTTGCCGTCCAAAAAAATTAAAGTCGTAACGGGTGCAGGCCCACAAGACTATAAGAAGGCATTTATTTTTAACGGAACATCATGGGTAGAAATATTAGAAAAGCCAAAAAAGCTAACAGATCCAACTTTATCATATTCAAGAACAGATGAGTTTAAAGGAGTTGGACAAACAGTAACCTCTACAAATGGAACTTGGGAAGGTAGTCCAACATCTTACAAGTACCAGTGGGAAAAGGGAATATATGCTGGGGCAGAGATCAACTGGTCAGAGATTACTGGCGCAACACAAAATAGTTTCTTATTAACTGGAGATCTAGTTGGATATAAAATTAGATGCGCTATTATTGCTACAAATAATGCAGGTGACAGCGAAAAAGCTTATGGGACATCTGCATTCATCATGTTGCCTGAATTCATTCAAACAATAACTGCATTTGTGCAGCAAGATAGTGTCGGATATATAAACGGAAAAATTAGAGTATTTTGGGATATATCTGAAGGCGCAGACGGATATGAAATAATTTATCAAGGTCCAGGAATTCCAAATACTGTAGTAAGAATTACAGGACAAGGAAACAACCTTTGGGACTTTGATTTCGGAGCTAATAATTTAGACGATCTTATTGGATTAACGACTGTTGGGATATCTATAGCTCCATATAACAACACATCTTCTGCCGCTGCGGCATACAGAGCGGCAATTGGAAGCAATGAAACTGAAACCTTAAAGCTTTACCAAAACGCAAGCATTAATAATTTAAATCCCTTATTGCCATCATTAACTGCAACTGTTTATCAAAATCCTGGAGGAGTAGATGATCAGGCTGGAATTATTGATTGGTCTTTGATTAATATAACACAGACGAGATATGAAATTTACTCAGAGTGGCCAGACGGAAGTCCGTTTGGTCCATTTGCTATGGCAACTAGAGATGCCACATCAAGCTTTATAACAAATTATACACCAGGCTCAACGTCTGGACCATGGAAAGTTCGTGTATATGGAACATCACGAGGATATCGTGGAACACCTACAGTTGTAGACTTCTTTAATCCAACACAAGAATATTATTGGGAATCAGATTCAGGCTCATTCGTATCTTCTTCTGTAAAACCAGTTTCTAGCACTCCACCAACACTAACCCCTACTGGGGATGTAGGTTCTGGAATAACTATAACTGCAAATCAAGGAGAATGGACAAACACTCCAACCTCTTACAATATAAATATTATGAAGCTTAGCCCACTAACAATTGTAGCAAGCGGTACAACAAGTGCTACTTATACAACAACCCAGCAAGACCTTACAGACCAGGCAGAGTTTAAGGCATATGCTACTGCAACAAATAGTGCTGGTACAAGCTTAACAGCAGAGTCTACAACTACAACAAGATGCTTTACCGCAAGCACAATTCCAAGTGGAGGAGTAGCTAATATATTTGGTAGCGGACAAGTAGGCACTACAATTTCAATGAGCACTACTGGATGGTCTACTGGTAGCGGTCTACCACTTGGTTACAATACAACTTTACAAAAAATGGACGGCCAGGCAAATTATGTTGATATGGGAGTTACTTCTTATGTAGTAACAGCAGCAGATTTATCCAACTACATATCTAAAGGAGGAGGATCTTTTCCTCAAATGTTTAGAGCTAAAGCAAGTGCATATAACTCTGCAGGAACATCAGATCCAGTTTATTCTAGCTCCATTACTGCAAGTGCTTCAACCTTTATTGTTCCTAATTTTGTTGGAGGTTCAGTTCCTTCAAGCACCAGCCAATATACAATTTCTAATGGCGGACAAGGAAACTTTACATCTAACCTTTCTTCAGTTGGATTAGTATCATCACAGTCCCCAGCTGCTGGTACAACAGCAAATGTTGGATCAACAATTACTGTGTATACATACGCATACCAGGCAGCTGGAGTTGCTCCATCAGGAGGACAGGCATCGATATCTGGAACTGGAGTTGTTGGAACAACTATAACAGCTGGAATTTTAACAGCAGCTACAGGAACTCCAACACCAACTTCATCAATTCAACTTCAAGCAAGTGATTCAAACTTAAACTTTGTAGACACAGGAAGCACAAGTGTAACAGTAACACAGGCAGACGTAGAAGTATATATTAGCAAGGGTGGAGTATCAGCTCCAAGACAATGGAGAGCAAAGCTTGTTTCGACAAATGCTAGTGGTACAGAAACAGTCTACACTGGTTCTATTTCTGCTTCTGCTGCAGTTATATCACCTACTTTCCCAACCTTCCCAACCTTCCCAACTTTCCCAACCTTCCCAACATTTAAGGCGCCATCTTTCCCAACGTTCCCAACGTTCCCAACGTTCCCAACTTTCCCAACCTTCCCAACCTTCCCAACCTTCCCAACGTTCCCAACGTTCCCAACATTTAAGGCGCCATCTTTCCCAACGTTCCCAACATTCCCAACATTCCCAACATTCCCAACGTTCCCAACGTTCCCTTACTTCCCTGCATTTAAGGCGCCATCTTTCCCTACTTTCCCTACCTTCCCTACCTTCCCAACGTTCCCAACATTCCCAACATTCCCAACCTTCCCTGAATTTAAAGCAAGTAAATCTTGTTTAGAAGCAAATACCAGGTTGCTAACATTAAATAATGGTTATGTTGCAGCAAAAGATATATCAATTGGAGATAAACTAGTTTCTATTTCAGCAGCAGACTTCGGCAATCAATCAATGAAGTTCTTTAATGTCAATAAAGATGTAAATCTTGTAGGCGTTGAAGTTATTAAATCTGAAATGTCAACAAAGGATGTTCTTTCATTCAACGGAACAGAAAAGTATTTCTCTTACGGACAGCCAATATTTATTAAGCAAGACGGACTTGCAACATGGGTAGAAGCGGGATCGGTAAAAATTGGAGATACTCTATTAACAATAGACGGCTCTACAATAAATGAAGTTTTGGTTAACTCCATAGAGACAGATACTGATAAAGAAGTATACGATATCAGGACACTAGAAAACCAGTGGTTTATTGCAGAAGGATTTATTGTAATTAGTTAATAAATAATGCTGTATAATATACACATAGGCAGTAAAAGGAGGAAAAATGGCTACCAGCTTTCCAACAAGTAAAGATAACCTCTCTAATCCATCTGCAAATGATGAGCTTACGGGACATGCGGCACAACATACAAATGCCAATGATGCAATTGAGGCACTAGAAACAGTAGTAGGTGTAACTGGATCAACAGATTCAAACTCTATCACATATAAGGTTAACCTTATAAATGACACACTGGTTTCAATGACAAATGCAACAGATGCAATTTCAACCCTTTTTGGCCTTGAAGGCAACAACGACCTAACAGTCAATGGAATTGAGAATAAGACAACTATAGATAGCTTCCAGGCGTCAGACTATAGAACAGCTACCTATTCTCTTCAGATAAGTCGTGGAACAGAGTATTATTTCTCTAATATCAGCGTTCTACACGACTCCACAAACATATACGTTTCAGAATCAGACATAGTCTCAAATACGAACAACAATCTTGCCAACGTATTGTTTGAACAATCCAATGGTATAATTAATCTAACGGTCACACCAGTTTCAACGGCTGTAACGGCTAGATATTTTAGAACGGCATTAAAGTAAATAAAGCAGTAAGAGGAGTCATAAAATATGGCAATTGTAAATAAAAACTTTAGAGTAAAGAATGGTCTTATTGTCGACGGTTCCGTCGCAACAGTAAATGGCTATAATGTATTAACAGAGGCATCAACAGCTTTTATTATCTCAACAATTGGCGGATCAGCAGATAGCGCAAACACTCCTAATTCTGTTGTTAAGCGTGATGGAAATGGAAACTTTGCTGCAGGCACAATTACAGCAACCTTCCTAGGCAACGTAACTGGTGACGTAACAGGTACAGTTTCAAGCATTTCAAATCATGACACAAATGATTTAGTAGAAGGAACAGGCGCAGGTTCAAATCTATATTTTACTAATGCAAGAGCATTAGCAGCCACAGCAGCAGCATACGATGCAGCAGGTTCAGCAGCAGCAGCACAAGCAAATGCAGCAACAGATGCAACATCAAAGGTTGCAGCAGAAGCTACAGCACGTACTTCAGCAATTGCATCAGCAATTGCTACAGAGGTTGCTGATAGAAATACCGCAATTGCAACTGCCAAATCAGAAGCAATTTCTGCAGCAGCAGCAGACGCCACAACTAAGGCTAACGCAGCGCAAGCAGCAGCATCAGCAGACGCCACAACTAAGGCTAACGCAGCGCAAGCAGCAGCAGAGGCTACCGCAGCAGCAGCTCTTTCAACTGCAATATCAACAGAAGTTTCAGCTCGTAATACAGCAATTTCAACTGCAGTAGATTCATTAGTAGATGGAGCACCATCTCTTCTTAACACATTAAATGAATTGGCAGCAGCAATAAATGACGACGCTAATTACACAACAACTCTTACATCAGCATTAGCTACAAAGGCTAATTCAACTGATGTTACAGCATCAATTGCAACCGCAGTAAGCACTGCATCATCTGACGCTACAACCAAGGCTAACGCAGCCCAAGCAGCAGCAGAGGCAACAGCAGCAGCAGATGCTACAGCAAAGGTTTCAGCAGAAGCAGCCCTAAGAGTATCTGGCGATTCAGCTTCAGTTGCAACAGCAGCAGCAGATGCTACATCTAAGGCTAACGCAGCGCAAGCAGCAGCAGAGGCAACAGCACAATCTGCTCTAAATGCAGTCAAGGATGGAACTACAAAGTTTACAGCAGTAAATGTAAACGATGTGGCTGTAGTAAAAGCAGCAACCACAACAGTATCATCAGCAAGCACTGTAAATGCTCTTACATGGGCAGCAGCAGATTATCGTACAGCTAAGGCTCTTGTTAAGTTCAAGAATGGAGCAAATACTCAAGTTTCTGAGATCTTGCTCACACTTGATACCAGCAATAACGTGGCAATAACAGAATTTGGTTCAATTGGAACCAACGGAGATCTAGGCTCAATTTCAGCAGCCTATGTTTCAGGAAATGTTTCAATATCAGTAACCACAGTATATGCCTCGACAGATGTCATGGTATATGCAACATTAATTAAATAATTAAATAACAAGGTATGGGGTCCTTTCAAAACCCCAACAAAACAATTAGGGGATATGTGAACTTAAATGGCAACAGTAGATAAAAACTTCAAGGTAAAAAATGGCCTTAATGTAGCAGGTGCTGCCACTTTTGGTGCAGCAGTAAATGTAGAAAACTTAGTCTTAAATTCAACCCCCCTAGCTTTTGACTCTTCAACTGGACGACTAAAAATCCAGATTGGCGGAGTTTGGAAAGAAATTGCTCTATTAGTAGATGCACAAGAAGACCCAACAGCACTGACATTCATGGACATTGGTTTGGCTATCGATTACGATGGCTCACCAGTTTATAGCGTCTTTGCCAATGGAGTAAACACCGTAGCAACAAAGTTTGCCGATGGTGGAAGCTATACAACAGATACATTTAGCTACACATTCGATTCTGGAACAATTGCTTAATTGTTTTGGAATTATTGTGATGCTATAATTACCAAATAAGTCTAAATAAGGGGTGGCATAAATGTCAACAGTAAGAATTCAAGTAAGAAGAGGAACCGCCTCACAGTGGACCTCCGTAAATCCAATTTTGGCAGCGGGAGAAATGGGTGTCGAGTCAGACACAAACTTATTTAAGTTTGGTAACGGTACCTCAACATGGACCGCTCTTGCATATGCTAACAATTCAGACGTAGCAATAGCAGAAATTTCACAGGATGCTATTAATAATGCCCTTTCATTAGGCGCAGGACTTTCAAAAACATACAATGACGGCGCAAACTCAATCACAATAACTGTTGATTCAAATGTTGTTGCACTCAAGTCATATGTAGATGCAGCAGTAACAAGTTTATCAAACACAGTAGATGCAGATTATCTTCCAGTATCTGATCGTGGTGTTGCAGGTGGAGTAGCTTCACTTAACAATAGCGCATTGATACCAGACAATCAAATCAATGAGTCATTCTGGGCAACAAAGCTTGATGTTGCTTCACTAAGCTCAGGACTTCAGATTAAGGGTTCAGTTCGTGTAGCATCAACAGAAAACTTTGCAGCAACCAGAGCAGCTGGAACAGCAGATGCATCAGGTGGAAACGGAGTAGGAGAAACATTAACAGCCTCTGCAAATGGAGCACTTTCAATTGATGGTGTTACAGTAAATGCAGGAGACAGAGTTCTTCTTAAGAATCAAACAGATGCAAAGCAAAATGGTATTTATACAGTAACAAACGCAGGTGGATCTTCAGCAGCAGCAGTTTTAACTCGTGCAACAGATTCAGATAACAGCGTAGACGGAGAAGTCAGAGAAGGCCTCTTTACCTTTACACAAGATGGAACTGCAAATGCTCGTGACGGATATGTTCTTCTAACAGAAGGCTCTAGAGCAGGAGAAATCTTCCAGCTTGGAACAGACTCCCTTAACTTCACACAGTTTACAGGAGCAATACCAGTAACAGTAGGAGCTGGCCTAACAAATTATAATGATCAAATAATTGTAGATTTTGAAACAGTTGCTCAAAAGTCTACTCTAGATACATTTATTTCATCAACAGCAACTAACTTTACTAACAACACTTCAACACTTAACAGCTTAGATGCAAGACTTGATCAAGCCGAAACAGATATAGACGCAGTTCAGCTGTATGGCCCAAGACTAACAATAGCTGAAGAAGACATTACAGCTATCAAGGCTTTAAATGTTACACAAACTGATAATATTGCTAATTTAACATCAGTTAATGGAACCCAATCAACAGCTATCACAGCCATTGAAACAAAGAATACAGATCAAGATACTCTTCTTGCCACACATACAGCAGATCTTGCTACTAAGGGTGAGCAGATTACAGCAATTCAAGGAATTAATGCCACACAAGCTTCTGATATTACTGCAATCAACACATCAATAACATCAATTAATACAAACTTAGCTCCAAAAGCATCACCTACATTTACAGGAACAGTTGTTCTTCCAGAAACAACCTCAATTGGAAATGTTGATGCAACTGAGATATCTTATGTAAATGGTGTTACTTCAGGAATTCAGGCACAAATTGATACAAAGCTTGCAACAGCAACAGCAGCATCTACATATGAAACAATTTCAAATGTAGCGCTAAAAGCACCACTAGCAGATCCAACATTCACAGGAACTGTATCTGGTGTCACAAAAGCACATGTAGGGCTTGGAAACGTTGATAATACATCAGATGCATCAAAGCCAGTATCTACAGCTCAGGCAGCAGCGATTGCTACTGCAAAATCAGAAGCTCTTGCAGAAGTTACAGCAGTAATTGCTGGCGCTCCAGGAGCACTGAATACTCTTGATGAGCTTGCAGCAGCTTTAAATGATGATGCTAACTTTGCTTCAACTGTAACAACAGCAATTGCTACTAAGGTTAATTCATACACCACAGTAGTAAACAGAACAGCAAACTTCGGAATCAACGATGCAGACTACAAGGACGCATGGTTAGATGTAGATGCTACTGGAGACATTACAATTACAGTTCCAGCAGACGGAACAAACTCACGGACATATCCAGTTGGAACATCATTCGATATATTTAGAGCCAACACAGGAAATGTAACAATTGCAGGTTCAGGAGCAACAGTTAATGGAACTCCAGGATTAAAGTTGAGAGCACGGTACTCTTCAGCAACATTGTTTAAGAGATCAGCAAACACATGGGTCCTTATCGGAGACCTAACAGCTTAACAAATAAAATTATAGGAGATATAAATGGCAAATAAAAGAGTAGGTATTCAATCTTCGGCTCAGGACAACTTCCTTGAGCCAAATGCAGTCACATCTTTAGCTTCCACTGCCGTAAATGGTGGAGCAAGCGGAAGTGGATCAGTAAACCTAACTTGGTCTTTACCAGCTGCATCTCCACCAGCAACACTTTATACAATTACATCAACTCCAGCAACAACAACACAAAGTACCACAGGAACTTCTTTTACTTTTCCTGGCTTAACTGGAGGAACTTCTTACACATTTACTGTAGTAGCATCAAATGCAGCAGGAAATAGCTTACCAGCTACTTCCCCTGCAGCTACTCCAACTACTTTGCCAAATGCGCCATCAGCGCCAACAGCATCTTCTCCAAATGCTAATCAGGACACAGTTTCCTGGGCAGCACCATCTGATTTAGGAGGAACTCCAAACACTGGATACATCCTTAAGTCTTCTGATGGACCAACATATAATCTTGGTGCAGGAGTAACATCAACAACAATTAATGAAACAGCTGGAACAGCTCAGACTTATCAAGTTCTTGCAAAGAATGCAAATGGTGATGGCCCATATTCAACTTCATCAAATAGCGTTACTACAACAGCACCATACTTCCCACCGTTCTTCCCATTCTTCCCACCGTTCTTCCCATTCTTCCCGTTCTTCCCACCATACTTCCCACCGTTCTTCCCATTCTTCCCGTTCTTCCCACCATACTTCCCACCGTTCTTCCCATTCTTCCCGTTCTTCCCACCATTCTTCCCGCCTGGGTTTGGACCGTTCTTCCCACCAGGGTTCGGACCGTTCTTCCCACCGTTCTTCCCACCAGGGTTTGGACCGTGGTTTAAGTCTAAGTTTTGTATTGAAGAAGACTCAGAGGTGTTAACTTCAAATGGATACATCTTAGCAAAGGATGTAAAGGTTGGAGATGTACTTCTCACAATTGATCCATCCGAACTAAATAATGGAGATATGACTTCAGATATAGTTCTAAGAGATAAGGTAACACTTAGCGAGACAACTGTTGTCAAGCATGAATTAAGTCAAAAAGATTTAATTAAGTTCAACGGCTCTGAGACACTATTCTCAGAAGGACAGCCAATCTTTGTAAAAGAAGGCGACTTAATTAAATACAAGGAGACTGGACAGGTTCAAGTTGGAGACATACTTGTAACCCTAAGAGTAGAATCTTGCGAGATAATATTCGAGACAGTTGACACTATTGAAAAGCTTCCAGCAAAGGATGTCTATGACATAAGATGCGAGCCATCACAATGGTTCATAGCAGGAAACTACATAGTAATATCTTAAAATAAATAAAATAAGGGGGCTAGCGAGAGCTGGCCCCCTTATTATTTGTATATAGGCTTGTATCTATAAATCTAAAATGCTATACTTGAAGCATGACTAATATACAGGATGACTGGTTTGAAAAAGATAGGTCTGAAACTTCTTCAAATAGAAAAGCAGACGTAATGTTTGGGGACATTAAAGTAACCAATGAGGCGTTAGGCTTAGACCTATATAACAATGCATTAGACCAAACGAGAATACAGTGGTACATAGATACACTAGAAAAGAATCTAAAGCCAGGAACTAAGTATCATTGGAACGAAGCCCGTGTAACAAATTCAGATCAGCCAATTAAAAAGGCTAGAGACTGTGTTGATTTTAAGATGAACTACAGCACACTTGGCGGTAAACAGAATGAAGAAAATGCTGAGCTATGGCAAGTATATGATGAAATTTATAAAAAGCTTAAGTCTTGTGTTGATCACTACTGCAGGTACTGGGGAATTAATGTAACATATTACGAGGTATTTAATTTTGTAAAGTATGAAGGCGAAGGCAAAGAGTTTAAGATTCATGCAGACGATGGCCCAATGTACAAGGCAGCTGTGTCAGCAGTGATTTACTTAAATGACGACTATGAGGGTGGAGAGATCTATTACCCACGAATGGACAATAAGACAATTAAGCCAAAGCAAGGAGACATAGCAATCTTTCCTTCTAATTACATATATGAACATGCGTCTCTTCCTATAAAGTCTGGAACAAAGTATTGCGTTGTTATAATGATGGATTTAAATGATATGGCCCACCAGGGACATATTCAAAATGCTGCTGCTGCAGCATCTTCACCGTACTAAGGAGAAAAATGGAAACGATAGACCCAGCTCAAGAAATTAAAAAGCTGCAAGACCAAAAGTATATTAGCGAATGGGAAGCAGAGCAGCACAGACCAATCAAGCAGACCTGGACAGAAAAAATTGATCTAGGAAACGGAATCTGGTGCTATAGAAATGTATTGCCAGCAGGTAAAAACATCCCAGAAAGACTTGAAGAAATCCTTGCAGCAAAAGATAATCAGTATGAGTGGATGCCAGCTTACGTGGGCTACCAAGAAAGAATGCCAGACTATAGAGATTGTGTTGACTTTAAATACAAGAAGACAGATATCTATGGAGAAAAAGAAGCAGACAACAAGCTGAGAGAAATTTGGCAAGAGTGCTATGACCCTCAATACCAAGCAGTTCGTGACTATTGTAGAACATATAACATTCATAATTTAAGATACTGGGAAGCATTTAACTTCATTAGATACGAGCCTGGAAATCACTTTATGGAGCACCACGACCATGGCTATTCATACAACTGTACAGTTTCACTTGTAGGATATTTCAATGACGACTATGAGGGTGGAGAGCTTTACTTTAGACTGCAAAATCTAAACCTTAAACCACAAGCAGGAGACCTGTTTATTTTCCCTTCAAACTTTATGTATCCTCATCAAGCTAAAAAGGTTGTATCAGGAACTAAATATTCAATAGTAACAATGCTAGACTATAGCGCCAAATTCCATACACAAGAAATGTTTATTGAGACAGGTGACTAATGAGTAATAAAATAAATGCCTACAGAACTTCTCCAACCGCTTTTGTTGTAGAACCTCTATCAGTAGTAAGAGACTGGATGGATGCGACCTTTGATAAACACGCATACCATTGTTTTCCAGTAACCCTTGCAAACACTATAGGCTGGGGTATTTCTGCAAAAACTGATATTAAGTTTATTTGGGATGGAATTAATGACCACTCTGGAGATCATGTAAAGATACTAGAAGGAGAAGGTCTTTGCTATACAGGCAGGGGACAATCAACTTTAAGCTTTAATACAAACTTAAAATTTGTCACCGATAAAAATATAAGCTTGTTGGCTGTAAACCCTCCAAATTTCTTTAATAAAGATTTTGAAGTTATTTCATCTGTCATATCCACTTCTTTTTATCCACACCCATTGCCTCTTGCAATAAAAGCTTTAACTGCTAACAAACAAATTACTATAAAAGCAGGACAAGTAATTGCAGCAATTATACCTCTGTCATTAGGACAGCTAAAAGATTCTACTATAAACGTTGATGATTATGTTAGCGATCCAGTTGCTGAAAAAGCAGCTAAGGATTATGGAAATGCATCTGCAGTAAAAACTGCTTTAGGTGAGTGGACTGATTGGTATAGAGATGCAATAAATGAAAAAGGCGAATCTGTCGGAGAGCATGAAGTTAAAGCATTAAAGCTTAAGACTGTATACGTTAAAGACGGGAAACAGTGTGGCACTAACGATTAAATTCGTATCAAATAGACCATGGCTTAACAAAGACAGTAAATCAAAACCAGAACCAATTATTAAAAGTATTCCAGACTGGTATAGAAAAGCTGACAGATTTGCAAAAAAGCCAGATGGAGAATACTGGGAAAATCCAGGGGGTGGCAAGATGCCTACTTGGAAAGCATGTCCAGCAATATTTGACATAATGGGTACAGGTTATACATTAAAGACTCCATGCGATATAGAATTTTTTGAAGGAGACTTCGGCGCTATAAGCTGTAAAATTAAAGATAAAAAGTATGAAGATTTTTGTTCTGTAAGACCGCCTATGCCACAGTTTAAACATCCACAGGGATATCATGAAACACATTTTGCGTGGTTTTCAGATTGGGCTATAGAAACTCCTCCAGGTTATAGCGTATTGTATTCACAGCCTTTTAATAGATTTGAATTGCCATTCCTCACTACTTCAGGAATCATTGATAATGACAATGTTAATTTGCCAGGCTCAATGCCGTTCTTTCTAGTAAAGGGATTCTCTGGCATTTTGCCAGCAGGCACTCCTTATGCACAAATGTTTCCCTTTAAAAGAGAAGATTGGCAACATGAAATAGTAATTGAAAAAGCATCTAATTTAAGAAAAAAGAATATGGATAATTCAGCAAAATATAGAAAGCCAGACGGCGGTATCTATAAAAATGAAGTTTGGTCTAAAAGGACCTACTCTTAGGATGGTATAATAAATATATGGATAAAAAAGCAGCCAGTAATTGGGGATGGGATGAAAGAGTTTCAATAACTCCTTCAGGTTTCTTTGGAAACTCTCCAGACAATATTCAATCTAGAGAAAACATAATGACTCTAGAAGAGCACAAGTTTCTTTTGGAAGCAGCTCGATCTATTGAAGAGTGGGACATAACAGAGACACATTACAATGAAAATGGAACAGTAATTTACGACTCAACCTACTGGGATAATCGTGTTGCATCAAGACCGATCCTAGATAAAATTAATCCAGAGATATCAGTAGTTATTGAAAGAATAGTGGCAAGGCTTAAAAAAGAAGTTGATGAATACTTTAATGTTGATGCACTCCCAACAAGCCCAGCAATCGTTAGATGGCTTCCAGGATACAGACAAGAGCCACACGCAGACAAAGAGTTGCACACTGGTCCAGATGCTGGCAAACCAAACGATTTCCCTTACTATGATCTTTCAGGATTGTTTTATTTAAACGATGATTATGAGGGTGGCGAACTTTATTTCCCAAATCAAGGCATAGAGTTTAAGCCTAAGCCTGCAGCAGGATACTTTTTCCCAGGAGACATGAATTATATTCACGGCGTAAAAGAAATAACAAGCGGAATTAGATATGTAATTCCTTTCTTCTGGACCATATTGAAGCATACAGGAGATAAGCAGCCATGACCAAGCAATGTATTTGTGGAAGATCTCAAACATATCCTTACTGCGATAACACTCATAAAATTAAAAAACAGAGACCAGAAGAAGAAATAAAGTTTGAAGAAATTTATCCAAAGGTTTATGTCTACAAAAATTTATTTAAGGATATAAATGGATTTCTTGAGTCAGCTAAAAAACAAGAAGGCTGGGAGAAATGGTATACCTTTGGGTCTATGCTTTCTTTAATGGAGCAAAGAATAAATTTTGAAAAATTCCCAACAGAGGAACAATACAAGTGGGCAAGATCTTGGGGCCCAGTTTCAAGTCAATCGGATTTAACTGAAGAAGTAGGAAACATATTTTATAAGGTAACTAATCACTACCTTAAAAATAATCCAGATGTAGCGCTTCCTAATTATAGTAAAGGCTCAGCATCTATTAATATCTATGAGAATGATTCTGGAATTTCAGAACATTATGCGATGAATTATCACACAGATTTTGTTGTGCCGCTTAAAGATAATCCAGGTGTAAAGTTTGGCTTAACAACAACGTTCTATTTAAACGACGACTATGAAGGCGGCGAGATATGTTTTAAGATTAACGACCACTACATATCACATAAGCCACAGGCTGGAGATGTTATCGTTTTCCCATCAAGAGATCCTTATATGCACGGAGTTAGAAAGTCATTTGGACCACGCAGATACATGATTAGATGCTTCTGGGAATTTGAAGATAAGGGTTCAGATGAGTGGCATGCCAATAAAGCAAAGTATGGCGAAGAAGTCTGGGATCAAATGGAAAAGGATAGATATAAAAAAGAAATTTTTAATGCACAGATTGATGGAGAGTCGGTTCACGAATTCTTTGGAAGGGACAACGGTAAATACTAATGATAGATGGAATGATTGATATTATAGATAAAAATAAATTTATATATCTTCAAGATGATGAGGTCCCAGATAATAAGCGGGGAGTCTTGGGTGTAACTCGTAATACTGTTGTAGAGATACCAGATTTTATTGATCCAGAAATAGTCACAAAGATGATTAACTTTTTTGAAAACTGTGACGTAGAGTGGGGAGACATTGCATTCTACGGATCGTCGGGCAAGGGAATCAAGACAGACTCAGAAACTATGGCTAAGTTTGGATTGCCAGATGGTTTTTTTGATAAGCTAAAAGACAAGTACAAAGAAGCAGTTGAAACTGTTTTTGATAGAAAGGTTAGAGCAAATACATCTCATGCACAAAAATGGGATGTTGGAGGCTTTGCAAGTCCACACTCAGATAACTCAGATAATTCAGGAAAGCCAAATGCTTTTGAGATTAATAAATATGTGGGCATACTTTATTTAAATAATGACTATGAGGGTGGAGACCTTTATTTTTGCGACAAAGATAATGAAATGAAAACATATTTATCTTTTAAGCCAAACGCATATTCCTATTACGTATTCCCAGGAGGCTATGAAAATATCCACGGAGTTTCAGAGATAACCGACGGAACAAGATATACAATGGTATCGTTCTGGGACTATGAAGAACTAGTCTATGATCAAGAGACACTTGATCGATGGGAAGAAGAAGAAAAGCAAGTTAGAATTGAACAGGCAAAGCAGAAAGAAGAATGGAATAAGGGAAACAAATATGCTTGAAGGTACAGATTTTTATAAGATAGCTCCAAAGATTATTGTTTACAAAAATGTCTTCAATAATGACTATTTTATGGAATGTTTTGAACACATTAAGTCTACTGATGATATGTGGGTAGACTGGTACACATTTGGCAAGCAGACAAACTTTCCAGTTAAAGCTACTAGACCACACAATGTTCCAGGAGTTTTGCCCTATAATGAATTTAAACAAGATATTAATTTTGACGAAGTCACAGATGAAAAGCTTAAATTTTTCTATAACTACGTAGAAGATGTTTTTTATAATATGACCAAGCACTACTTTGAGATTGTTGGCGAAACACCTCCAGAAGGCTCTCCAATAAGTCATACAACTGCTACTCTTCTAAAGTATATACCTCATGAAAGCTTTCAGCCTGATGGATCAGTTATGGGACATCACACAGATTTCCAGCAAGAAAAAACTGAAGAGCCAGGTTATAAGTTTTTTGTAACATGCTGCATGTATTTAAATCATGATTACGACGGCGGAGAAGTGTCATTTAAGATATTTAAAGATGAGTCAAATGATCCAAATGCAGAATATACAAGACACATGTATAAGCCTCAATTTGGAGACGTAACAATTTTCCCATCAAGAGCCCCATACTATCACGGAGTAAAGACTGTAACAAATGGAATAAAGTATTTTATTAGAAGCTTTTATATGTATGAATATCCAGGCTCGGAAGCATGGCATGCAAACAAAGATAAGTATGGTGAAGAGCTATGGAGACAGATGGATAGAGAGAGACAGATAGCTGATCTAAAATCTGGTAAAAATACAAGAGATGAAGCAGACGAAAAAAATGGAAGAAATGGATAGCGTAAACCTAACCCAATACGGGAAGATACATTACTATGAAAATGTTATTGCTGATCCCGACTACCTAATTAATTTAATAGAGCTTTCTGACGGAGGCTTAAATGAAAACACCAGTATCCCTGCGTGGAAAGAATGGGCGGCAAGCGGAGATACAGAGTATGTATTTGGCTATCAAAAAAGATTTAGCAACAATGTAGATACAGACACGCACCCAGACATAAGAAGAATTAATAATATTTTAAAGAATGCAATTGTAGGCTCTTCAGAAAACTATGGCAATATGCATGGTATGGACATCGGTTCTCT